CACAAACGCCGGGTTATGACCTTTCCCAGGTTTTCCACGTCGTAGCGTTTCATGCGGATTGTCGTAGGTGACACCCATCGCAAAATTATGTGCGTTGGTTAGGTTCATACCGTAACTGTGTACATACTCACCATTGGACACCACTTCATCAACACCATATTTGGACGAGGTGGAAGCATAGGCACGACCCATAGAATCCACCACCCGTGTGGTGTGTGAAGGGTTTCCAGGCAACATGAGCACATACCCTGAACTAAAAATCAGGTCCTCTAATGCTTTCCAACGACCGGTCACATGTATCGTTCCATCAGGATAGAACCTGTGCGTGGTCCACATTGCGATAAGATTCCTGTTTCCTGAATCAGGGTGACGACCATACACATGTTGAATAACATCAAGGTGTCCCTCGATACGTTCACGCGACACATCACCCTCTACCACCCGTAACCGACCATTCGGGGTCATAAACAACGGGTCAGAAGCACGAAAAGCCGTATTAATGTTGTTATGTCGAGGGAACCACTGTGTTTGACTGCCTGGTAAACTGGCGGGTTTGAACCGTAACGCAAACTCACTATTCGACGCCGGGCTAATCACGGCTCGACGCTCATACTCAAATCGACCGCTACGGTTTCTGGCATATCCCACATGTGTTTCCCACATACGATGATATTCATCATTACCTGCCACAGCACCACCAGCGAACGATGTTTCAGCAAAAAACCCTGAATTACCACCGTCATACACCCGATACACGCTAAACGACGGGTAATCCCCTGTCCCGGTCACTCGGAATTCCAGGTGGCCAAGGTTTGACCGATTCGACAAAATCTGCACAATGTCAGTTTGATCGGTAATACGCCGCTGCTGTTCAACTGAACGATCAATTCGCTGCGAAAACTCTCCCAGCTCATTGTTCACCGTGGTTTCAAAACCATCGAATCGTGTATCCATGGTGTTTTCAAACACACCAAGCTGGTCGTTCACATCACCATGAATATCGTCAACCTCACCCCGAATAGTGTCCATTTGTTCATTCGTGGTCTGCTGGTGTTGTCTGAAATCAGCGTTCATATCAGCTGTAAAATCAGTGAATTGCTGGTGTGTTGAAAAAATATTACGGAGTGTTTTCCCTAACAAACTCGTATCATCATCAACAAGATCAGAAACAGCACCATCGTTGAGCGCAATAAGATGGGCGTTCACATCGGACATGAACGCATCATGAATACGCTGAAATTCTTGCACCCCGTCAACATACTGATCGTGGTGTTTGTCCATTTGCGCTTCAACATCAGACACCAACTGGTCCACAGTGTGTTGTAACGACGGGTGCAGAATGGATTTCACATACTCAGATAGCTCGGTGAGCATCTGAATATAGGTGACACCATCACGATATGTTAGTGGTGTGATTTGGTTGACCGGGACAACGGTTCGCCGTGTAATACGAGACATAACACTACTTCCTTAGAAAAACCAGTATGGGTATCGTGTTTCAATTCTAGTGTAGGACTGATCAGTGTCCCACACTCCCATAAACAACACTTCCAACTCGTCAAGTATCAGCACATCAACACCAAGAATCGTGTCACGGTAATCTTGGAGTAACTGCGACTTATTGCCCTGCGTCCCATATTGGGTTGACGTATCCCGGTGGTGTTGTGACTGTTCACCAGACTGGGTACCAGTGGTCGTATCGCTGCCGGTTCCTGTTGCGGTCTGTGTGCCAGACGATGAGCCATCAGATGTTGAAGCCGACTCAGACACTGCGTCAGCAGATGATGTTGCGTAGTCCTCATACTCGTTCAGCCGGGTTTGTGGGTGGTCACTGTTCACATTCCGGGAAGCGGTCTCAGACTGTGAGGACTGGTCAGACTGTGACGACTCTGTGGACTCAGACTGTGTTGCAGTCTGTGTTGCAGACTCGGAATCTGCTGTTGTAGTACCCGTGGTGTCACCCTGACTTTCGTTGGTGATGTTCAGGGTCTCGAACGGGTCAAAATCCATGACCGTGGTTTTGGCTAACTCGTTATAATAGGGCATAATTTCGCCCATGAGTTTGCGCATGTGATGCACAAACATATCAGGGGTCTCAAACCCAATCTCACGGTTCCAAAACCTCATAATAATCTTGTGATTCAGCTCACCACGATACCCGTCGTCCCAGATCGGATAATCATCTAACCCAATCAGCGACGGGTCAGCATCACGCGGATGATCGACACCCAACAATTCGTTGAGCATCATCGTAAAGGTTGCCATGAGACATCATCCCTCGTCGTTCTCGTCGTCACCATCATCATCACGATCATAGGATTGCTGGTTGTCTGCCAGTTGAACACCCGCTGGTGGTGTATCATCCTCACCACCATCATACCCGGTGTCATCTGCACCAATCAGATTCGTTGCCATATCAACGAACTGTTGCATCTCGTCATGCGCACGCCACTCAACACCAATAGCAACATCATCATACCCAAACAACTCATTAATCTGGGCTGCACCCTGTTTCCGAGAATTCAACGCAATATTCCGAATCACCTCAGACTGATCCTTACCAGTCTCAGCTTCATCGGTAATCATGCGTTCCTTCTTATCCTGATTCACCGTTGGAACACCCAACATCATCAACGCATCATTCCACATCTTGCCTTTGGCCGCTAACAACCCCGGCATGGTCTCATGGTGTGTCCCCATATCCAACGTGGCATACATGTCATCCCCTGTGACACCCGGTGCCACCTTAATCGTTGGAATACCCTCTTGAATCTGCCGGTCAATATTTTCCATCGTCAACTTCGAGTGTTCAGACATGACCAACACACGCGGGTAACGCATATTGGTGGTGTTCACATCAATGGTGGTGTCAATCTCTGTCAGCCGGTCAGCGTACACATTGATAATATCCATGTCCGGTTGACGTAAGTAGTTCCCCCAAATAGGGACCGCTTGTTTTGACGTATAGGTGCCTTGAATACCACCAGTAGACTGAACCTGAAACACAGTTGGGTTGTCATAATGGTTTAACGGTCCAACACTGGTGAATTGTTGCACCAGATAGCGAGGGTCAAACCGTTGGTGTGGGTCAGCATATTTGAAAAACAACACACTACCATGCCGCATCAACGACAACTCTAAAAACCGTTCATCAACCGACGAGGGCAACCCATACCACTTAAAACGGTTCAACGACAACTCAGTCAACACCCGCCAATACATATTGTGCACCGCTTGTTTCCTGGTTTTGGATGGCGACGATCGGTAGTGTGGTTTCCCACCCGCCAGGTGTGTGGCATAAAACTGAGTGAACACACCATCAAGCCGTTTATTATTAGACATAATACTCCCCCTCAATCGGTTTATTGTCTACCGGATGCACACGACCAATATCACCGGGTCGTCTCCACACGGTCACACCTTTCTCAAATATCCCTCGAATAGCGTTTCGGTAATGCTCGGGAATGAGCGCACCAGTAATCTCGAATTGTTGGAACTTCCAATAGGTGAAATGCGACATAACATGTAACGTGTCGGGCCAAATAAATGAGTTCACCGCGTACCCATACCGCAACCAGAAATCACCAATCACCCTGATAGCACCAGCTGATGGGAGTTTCACTTTAAAATCATACCCCCATTGGTCGATACTGAGGTTAAACGCTTCACCACCAACCTGTCCGCTGGTGGTTGGCTGGGTAAGTTTTGCGTCCTGAACACGGGCGTTAATCCCGGCAATCTGGTTGGCGTAATCACCTTTGGCCGCAAACTGTGCCAATGATCGGTTCGAGTCCCTGACCCCGGTCATGTACTGTTCTTGAATGGCAGATGACCGTCGCATCGATGAAGCGCTTATCGCTTGTGACGCTGACCGTTCAGACTGGTTAATGGCCTCATTCACCCCGGACGATACAGCCGAGGTGATACCACCAACCAAACCAGCCGGGCCACCCATAGCACCCATCCCCAAGCTCGTACCAGCCCCGGCGATAGCCCTCCCGGCTCCATGCTGGTTTTGCATATTCGTCATCTGAGCACCAGTACGAATCTGGTTATCTGTCTGCTGGTTTCCCGCATCAATACCCATCGTGGCCTGATCGTAGGCTGTATCTGCTGCTCTGAGTGCCTTGGTCTGTGACCAATCAGCAGTATCATATTGGTATTGAATCGCGTGGCGGTTCGACGCAAGAAAACTCATATACGAATTATTCACCACGCTAAACGTTGGGAAATCATAGATACCCGTGGACACGTCCAGGAATTCCCCACCATCATGGTGAGCGTGCCCACCACCACCAGGCGTCGGCGCGTCATACGCCTTGTTATAGTTCCTCGGAGCGACCACCACACGTGGTGACGGGAGCGCAAAGTGTGCTAATTCCTGGACTCTGGCATGATCATCAAGCCATTGCTCAGGTTTCAACACGAGCGGGTTGCCAGTATTGGTGGTGAGCTCGATCACACAATACGGATACGTCAGAAATTTATCAAGATGACGATATTGCGGTGGAAGTCTCCTACGAGCCTGGTCCCGCCAATTCGGCGCCGCATCAAAGTATTGTGACTGTGGTGTGCCTTCAAAACGGTGGAGACTATCACCAACATCATCTCCCCACCCGTAGCGTGATAATGGCGGGATCGCCATCACCATGATGATCCCCTGTGTTACCCAGGGTTGTTTTTGGTGTTCTTCCAACCAGTCGTTGAATAAATCAACACTGTTGAAGTAATACACAGATGCACCATTCGGCAACCCGCCAAGCGTTGAACCAACAGCAGTAAACAACACCGGGTCGTCTATGGTGCCCCCGGATGATTTCAAATCCACAGTTGACCATATCACGATACCCATGTCATCAGTATCAGCAATTTTGGTTCTCCTGGTGTACACCACATTGTACTCATTGCCAATGTCTAACCCCTCTGGCACGGTCAAATATGTTTTGCCCTTATTGTAGAAACGTGACGCGTTGGCTATGCCAACATGACCGCGCTCAACATACGACCAACCCGGCTGCACCGAGTAACCGAACGTTTGCCACACATCAAGTTGGAGTAACAGTTGTGTGGTGTTTGGTGCAATATAGCGGGCATCCAAAATAAAATAATAATAATTCCGCTGCGTGTCCAACCACACCATGCCAGGGTCATTTTGTGCAGTCACATAGCCACCAGGCATGGCCGGGTTATTGACTCGCACATAGTTCGCTTCGGTGGCAACATTGAATGGAATGTTCACACGGACTGGTTCATACGGACGCACAAACGTCAGTTTCTCTAACCGCATGTGTGTGATGGTGTTGTTGGTGATGTACCGGTCTAACTCGGTTTGATTGTCGAATTGGACAATATTTCGGTACTCTGAATCCCAATTCACGTTGGCAAAATCGAGCCTGGTGTCTGGTGCCCACTGTTCAGCAAACACATTCCGGTTCCAGTCACCCATACGATCTTTATCTGGTGGTGTGATACTCACAGGTGTTTCTCCCTAATACGTGTATGGCCCACACACTACGGGCTGAAATAGTGTGTGGGCCATACCCATTGACCAATGCGCTGCAACCAGAACCAAACTTCGGTTACAACACTGAGTCTATCACTGTTTAGGCTGCTTCGCCCTCGGTGCCCTCGTCAACCGGTTCATCTGGCTCAGTGTAATCCGTTGGACCACCCGGGCGTTCATTGGGCCATTGCGGAATCATTGGTGAATCCGTGTCCACACTAATATTTCGTGACCGTGCGTGCGTGGTCTCACCACCAGGCTGTTCAGGGTCCACAAACGTCGCGGTTGCGGTAATCTTCACGCTGCTGGCGGTTTCACGACCACCAATATGCACGGTCCCATGCTGACTAATTCGAGTGGTTGGGTCGTCATTGCCGGATAGTGACCAATACACTGCCGGGATGGTTGGGCCGTCATCGTGTGCGCTGGTGGCGGTAGCATCTGCGATCAGAATCGCGCCGCGTGGTTGTGCACCCGTCGCGTCGGTTCCATCACGATAGGTCAAACTGATTTCAGACACACCGTTCACCCCTCGAATCTCGATTGCTTGGCTATCATCAACACCAGTGTGGAATAACACTGCTGGAGCGAACCGTGATTGGGAAATCACTTGCCAGTGATGTAAGAAATAGTTGGTGGTCAACCCAACAGGGTTTTCCGCGCTCGTGTTTTCGAGCAGTTGATCGGCTACCACAAAGAAATCTTTCGTGGTCAGAATCGCTTGTGCACCGTCCAAACCAAACTGTTCTTCAGGGATCGTGACCTGACGGCCAGCAAGGGTGGAACGTTCCATGTTGAACGCACCGGCCAGCGCATCAACATCAACGGTGGCATTGAAATCAGGTGTGGAAAACAACACCAAATCGTCACGATTCGCGGCAATCGGCATCCCTGCCGCGTTGTATTTGCCGGACATGAACGTCATGTCCTCGGCTGTTGCTCGAACCTTCTTAATCACTTGTTTGGCCTCGTACGACCCGGCGTCCATGCCTCGGGCATCCGGGACGTTGATTCGGTGATACCCGCCGTTGGCTTCATACTGAGCAAACAGTGAGCACATCAACAAGAATTCATCCCAATTATCCGAGTTGATCGGCACCTGCAGAATAGCATTCACCAGATCATAAAGACCGGTGGACGATAGAAACGCTTGCTGGAGTTGTTCACGTTTGACACTGATTGGGTAGAATTCTTGGCGGTTGACCGTATGGTAGTTGGCTTCAACGTGTGGTGAATGGGTGCCAAAAATATCTTTTTCCAGGTATTCCCGGTGTGGGTTATACGATCGTGCCTGAATCAAACCCACCTGAATTTCCTCAATGGTGTCACCAAATTCAAGCATCCCACGTTTGAATTCAGCTAACGGGTTGGTCCACGACTCGTTGCGGACAATCACTGAACCAATCCGGTTAATCAGTTGGTCCAGAAACGCGTTCGCCGCTGGCCGGTGTGCCATAATCGCAGACGCTGTTTCACGCACACTGGCTTTGGTTGCTTCAGGTATTCGGGCGGCATAATCATTGCCGAGGCTGTTGCGAATACTGTTGAGAATCGCAATGTTACTGGTGTCGGATAGGCGTTGAATTTGTTTTGCCATTACGGGGTCTCCTCGTCCACAATCAGATCATCAAGAGTCTGTTGGTCTTGTACGGTTTCTTCGGTGTCGTCGCCTGGTGTATCATCACCGGCTTTCGGGATTTGCTCGAATAAATCCCAATTCGCTGCTTTGAGCCGGTTCACCTCAGCTTGTGTTGCTTCATGTGCTGCTACAAGTTCATCAATTTTGGCTTGTGCTGTGGACTGTGTTGCTTCCAGTGCTCCGGTGTGTGCTGCTCGAATGTCGTCGTAAATGGTGTCTGGTACACCATCATCACCGGGATTTTGGAGTTGAGCTAACAAATCTTCAATGTCTGCCATGACTATCCCCTCAACGTTAAGGGGCCGCCACCACCATATTCAGGTGGTGGCGGCCAATTTCTTGCGGTGGACAATCACCCGTCATCAGGAAACCCGGGCTGTCATCCCGGCAAACGTACCACCAGACCAAGCTCAATGGTGACATCCTGGTAATAGGTTTTGATAACGTTATGGTGTTGTCTCGTGGTTTCATAATATCACACCTGCCGCCGGTGTATGACCGTCTTATGGTTTTCATAATACTCGTCTAACGCTTCACGTAATACGTCTGATACTTTGCGTCGTGTTGCGAACGCGTAACCAGTGAGTTTGTCGCCTCGTTCAGCGTCATATCGGAATGAGAATTGTATGGTGTGTGGTTTCTCTGGTTGCTGTGTCATGGGTTTCCTTTACTGTAGTGTGAATGTGGTTTCGGTCAGCACGATGCCGCCTGGTACTCGTGTTGGCTGGAGTTTGCCGTGAAATTTCTTGCCTACAATCATATCATCTAACGTCATGCTGTTGGTAATGTTTTCAGGTGCTCCGGCGATTTTCACCACATGCTCACCATGAGGCAACCGTTCCGCATACCGTTTTGCCTGCAAAAACACGGCGTCAGTAAAATCGTATTCATGATCCCACGCTCCAAGTTTCGTTGGGTGCACTTCCACACCAGCCGGTTCATCCAGGGTCAACACATGCAACGAATCGGTGTCACAATACGCAAACACCTCAACATTGGCTTGTGCTGCCCGTATCATCACGTCCCGCGCCCAACTGGTGATAAACACACCCATCGGCGTGTACACCGGGTCACGGGTAGACGGTTCACCTTGGACGAGTCGCACGGTGTCGGTTTCCTCGTCCAACACCGGGACTTTCCCGGTAATGTCAGGGTTCGTGGCGAATTTCCCATACAACGAGTTCAGAAACAGTTTGGCAATCTCGCGTTGACCACCAGTTGAGTGCTCTTTGATTGTGGACCATTTTTCAATATATTCAGCAAAAAACCCGGTCGCATACTTGAACACCAGTCCACCGTTATACGACAAGATGTTCAAATGGTAGTGCTCGTGCATGAGTTCTAAATCAATATTGGTGACAACCATCGTGGTTGGGTCCTCAATGGTGGTTTGGTATTGGGTTGGGGAGAACCGGAAATTATTTTTAATTTGTATCATCGGTAAAAACCCATCCCGCAACCTGGCGGTAAAGGTGATCGACACAATATATAACCCGTTGTGCGGCGGGTAGGCATCGAAGAAATCAGGGTACCCATACGGTAATGGTTTGGAATTCATGACAAACGGATACAACGAATTCACGTCATAGACAGCACCCGGCCCTGTGCGTTGCCCGGTGAACCGCGGGTTCGCGTAGGTGTATCCACCCTTATAGGCCAGTCTCACAGTGGTGTCCATATCCTCGTTCAGGATTGGAAAAAACTTCTCAAACCGTTTGGTGCCAATGACCCGTTTATAATCCGTCAACGCATCTGAACCAGTGGTGAGTTTCCGTCCATCATCCAGACGTTGGTGCATGGCGTGTGCCATAATTTCCACATCTTTGCGCACATAATCCCATTCATCTGCTGTTGGTTGGTATCCTGGTGCACGATATTTGGTGTGATCAATGTCACCTTTGAGTTCATCCAGGTTAAACGTGACCGCCACATTGGCCACCGACATTGGCAATTTCTTCTGCGAGTCTTTGAACCTCGTGGTATGCCCGGTATGCCACTTCACCTCGATTTGATAATGATCACCCATCCCTGAAATCAGGGTCGAAAACTGCCCTGACCGTGGCCGGTCCTCAACATGGTGATAATTGTGTCGCAACAACCAATCCATGATAAACGCACCATCAAATTTGAGGTTATGGAACCAAATATTGGCATCAAACCGCGACACATCAGACAAAAAATCTTCCAACTCGGTGCCATACGTGACCACCGGTTCATCACTAATATTGGCTAGTGCCCATGCCCATACGCGACAATCGTCTGGGTCTGGTGTCGTCTCAAAATCTGCGACCAGTTCCCTGTATTTTTTTGACACCCTCAATCAGCCCTCGAATTTCTGACGCATCCTGTTCTACGGTCATACGCACCATGGTTGCTTTATCTGCTGACATGAGCTCGTCGTCAAGCTGTTTCATATTCTCATAAATGGATGCAGCGTTATTGGCAAAATCACTAATATTCCATAGCGCAAAAAACTGGTCGTCCGTTAAATTCCTGACTTGCTCCATAATGTCTTCAGCACCAAACGCACTAAAATATGGGTCCATTTGATCTAAGACGTGCATGGCTTTTTGTCGAACAAGCTGGTGTTCACCACGCTCGTTGTATTCCCGTATTTTCTGCTCCATGACCTCTAACGAATCCAGACTGGTGATTTGCTCTGGTCGTTTCGGTTTGGCCATCGTGCCAACGTTATCCGACAATTGCCCTGCCCGTTCAGGGGTCAAATCTCTTCGACGTTGGCCAATGGTTTGTCCCTTGGACGGTATCAACACATCTTCAATGTCTGCGAACGCTGCCTGTGCTTGTTGGCGGCGTTGTCGTTGCTGACGGTCGAATTGTTGCCACCGTTGACGTGTGATAATTTCTGGTCTGTCTGGTGAACCAAGCCGTTCAAATTGCACAGTGCGCTGCCGGAATTGCTCGGAACGATCAATGAACGAACGTAACTGTTTTTCTGTGTATCGGTCAATGTTGTCTAATGACGGAATACGTGGCTCGTATTTTCCAAGGTTGTTGACACCCAGGTCACGTTTAATCCGGTTTTCTTTTCGCATGGCCAGTTGCCGGGCTTTCCTGGCCTGTTGACGTAACCCGGCAAGTTCTCGTTGTCGTGGTGTGAGTCTACGCCGTGCCAATGATCCGTTATCCTCTCATGGTTGTTGTGATACGCCACAGGCCACCACCGTTGTGGTGGTGGCCTGTGATCATTGGTGTGAGTTCGCCGTAGCGGTTTAGCCTGTGACTTTCAGGGTAAACACCTTATGTCCTTTACGGGTTTTAACGGTAGACGGTGTGACCTTGACTGGCCATTCGTCGTTGTCCTTGGACGGCATACCGAGGATGGATGAAATGTTTTTCAGGGCCGAGAAAATCCCACCACTGATCGCGTGATATGCTGTACCGTCACTGGTGACTAGAATAATCCGTGGGACTTGGACGAGTTCGCCGGTTTCCTCGTCTGGCATCTCTACGGGTTGGACCACGTAATTGGCCAATTCCAATTCTTTACCCATCACCTCGTCCAGTGGTGTGGAATCGGTCATGGCCTGCAGGGTGGCAATCCGTGATGCACGGTCGTCACCATCCATCGTGGATAGGACCGGCGTTTTGCCGTTTTTGAGTGCCTGTATTTCGTGCATGAGTCCAACAGTGGACGTGGTTTCAAATACTTCAACGGCGTTGTGTTCAGTCATTGGGTAGTAACCTTTCGTTTCGGTTCTGGTGAGTTGATCGTTTGACCAACTAGAATAGAGTGTAGCATACGAATTTTGTCGGTGCAAATTCAATCGTGAAGTCATCCTATATTTTGTCTTCATGAAAACAATGTGGTATAGTAGAACCATGAACAACACACCAATGATTCACCAACACACCAACGGAACCTACTTCTACGAATGCGACACTTGCTGGTGGGTATCACCAGACTACAACCACAAAGCTATTGCAGAATATGTGCAATCCATCCATGAACCCTGTTACCTCGAACAATCGGAGAACAACGCATGACCATCCGCATCAACCATTACAACGCACAAAAAACCTTGGACCTCCAAATACAACTCGTCCAACACGGCATAGCAGACCAACACACCGCACGCCTGGCCGCTGAATGGATTATCACCAACCGCGTGACCGCATGGAAAGGACTGTCCTTTGTCCACTACGACTAAACAACAATACATTGACCACGAACTCAGGAAACAACGTGCACGCATCAGACTGCAAGCCACACTATTGGACCACCCGTCACAGTCCACACGACCAACCACGCACCACCGGACCACATGACTACTACCAGTGCCAAGCCGCAATCATAGCCGCCGCAACACCCGTCCCATTCACAGGCCACACCCACGGTGACGTCATCCGGAAAGCCGCCGTGTTCATGGAACTGATCGAACACTACCGTATCCCAGAACTGACCATCACCCTGCTACCAGAACACACCATCACCATTGAAAGGACACCATGTCACACCAACCACAATTACTGTCCGACATCATCCCCACACTACAACACCAACTCACAACACCACGACGCACAGTCTACGCCGGCATCATCCGAAACGGCCAATGGACAAAACTCGGAATACACAACTTCTGCGAATACTGTGGAAAATACACCCTAGGACACACCACATGCCCACACTGCAACCAAAAACAACCATGACACAAATGGACGGATGACAAATGTATATAGCACAATGCCCATGTGGCGCATCATACTCAAACAACATATATGAAATGATCGACCTAT